ATCAAGGACGGAAAGCACCTTTGCTACATCGAAGAGGACCGGATGATCACCGAGAAGGCCACCGGCGAGCAGCACCCGGAAGCCAGCTGGCTGGTCGAGGTCGAGAGAGCGTAAGGAGGGCAAAGACATGACAGAATGGAGAAAAGAGCTGCTGCCGGACAGACACCCACTGCCGAGCCGGTTTTGGGAGCCGCAGCCAGACGAAGAGGACCTGGAGCGGATGGAGCGGGAATACGAAGGCAGCGAAGAAGACGACGAGCCCTTACCATTTGAATAAGGAGGACAAGCACATGGCAAGCAGAGCAAGGTTAGAAGGGATTTGCGATTACAGACTTTGGACCACGGAGGAGCTGATCGACGCTTACGCTTGGGAGGCCAAGCGGATCAACCAGAAGGACCGGGAGATCGCCCAGCGCAGCATCAAACGGGAACTGAAGCGCCGGTTCGACGCGACCCTCCGGCTCCTGGATGACGAGCAGACCACCGACAATCCGAAAGGAACCTACCGGTACCTGCTGAACGAGTAAGCAGCTACCCGGCAGGAGGCCCAGATAAGGGCCTTTTGCTCGTACATTTCTGCACAGTTTCTGCCCCAGATATTTGTGTACATTATTCTCCGATTTAACTTGCTATATCTCCGGTTTAGAGTGATTAATACACTACCGAAAGGAAAACACCACAAACGGAGGGACAAGACCATGACGATTAACGAAGCAACAAGAACCTACAGACTGCCGAACCCCACCACCCCGGAAGACCTCGAATGCCGCTGGAGCAAGGTTCTGAACTTTGGAGACAAGGTTCTCCTCGCCGGATACTACTACAACGGAAAAGGAAAGCCCTGCTACTTCGGAGCGGTTTACGAGCACCTGGACGACGACCTTTCCTGCGAAGGGACGATCGGCTTAAGAGCCGCCAGCGAGGTTGACTTCGAGGACGACGGCCACGCGATCGCTTGGGCGATGCAGCAGAACTAAGAAACACACACACCGATAAGAATATCGGCGGGAGCAGCCCTGACGGGGCTGTATCTCGTAGCAGAGAAGATCCGCGAGGGTCTATTTTTTTATGCCTTTTTGGAGGTGATCATATGGCACGCAGATTTTTAATCGATCGCAAGGACCTGCCATATGACGCGTTCGTACCCGATCCGTCATGGCTCGGTCCGATAGATACGGAGGAAGGAGGTGCCGAAGATGGCGACCCGAGGAAGAAAGCCCACGCCGACAGCGATCAAGGAGCTGGAAGGCAATCCGGGCAAACGGAAACTGAATGACAAAGAGCCTCGTCCGGAAAAGAAGGCTCCCTCCTGCCCGAAGTGGCTGGAGACGGAGGCGAAGAAGGAATGGCGCAGGCTCGCCAAGAAGATGGAGCTCATGGGCGTGCTGACCGAAGTGGATATGGCAGCCTTTGCCGGTTACTGTCAGGCATATGCCCGCTGGAAAGAAGCGGAGGAATTCATCACCCAGCACGGAACGATCGTGAAAACACCGTCCGGCTACTGGCAGCAGGTGCCGCAGGTATCCATTGCGCAGACCTACCTGAAGGTCATGAACCGCTTTGCAGAGCAGTTCGGTCTGACGCCTGCATCCCGTTCCCGTATCGTTGCGGACACCACCAGCAGCGGCAGCGAGGATGAGCTCGAAGCGCTGCTGGGAGGTGATGCGTGATGGCAAGAGTACGACCTGCCAATTATCCGAAACTGGAAAAATATGAGCCGACCCGGTTTATGCTTCCGACTTCTCATTACGATGAAGCGAAGGCTGACCGGGCAGTTACCTTTATCGAGAACCTGAAACACACCAAGGGCAAGTGGGACGGGAAACCGTTCTGGCTCTTGCCGTGGCAGGAGCAGATCATCCGGGACATCTTCGGAATCGTCGATGAGAACGGACACCGGCAGTTCCGGACGGCCTACATCGAAATCGGCAAGAAGAATGGAAAATCGGAGCTTGCCGCAGCGGTAGCGCTCTACCTCCTCTATGCCGATGGGGAGCCTGCGGCAGAAGTGTACGGCGCAGCGGCAGACCGGCAGCAGGCATCGATCGTTTTTGATGTGGCGAAGCGCATGGTGGAAAAGGCACCAGCGCTCTATAAGCGGTCCAAGGTTGCTGCCGCCACCAAGCGGATCGTGAACTATTCCAATGCCGGTTTCTACCAGGTCCTGTCGGCGGAGGTTGGGACCAAGCACGGCCTGAATGTTTCCGGACTCGTGCTGGACGAGGTCCATGCCCAGCCCAACCGGAAACTGTACGATGTTCTGACCAAGGGGTCTGGTGATGCCAGGGAGCAGCCGCTGTACTTTTTGATCACCACCGCAGGAACCGATAAGGAATCCATCTGCTATGAGCTGCACACCAAGGCGCTGGATATCATGGCGGGCCGGAAGATCGACCATACTTTTTATCCGGTGGTATATGGCCTTGCCGATGATGAGGACTGGACCGATGAGAAGAACTGGTACAAGGCCAATCCGTCCCTGGGGCAGACGATCCAGATCGACCGCGTCCGGGAGATGTTTCAGGAAGCGGTGGATAATCCGGCAGAAGAGAACGTCTTTAAACAGCTGCGCCTTAACATGTGGGTCTCCTCCCTCACCCGGTTTATTCCAGAGCAGATCTATGATCTGGGGAACGTGCCCATCGACATAGAATCCTTAAAGGGCCGGGACTGCTACGGCGGGCTGGACCTTTCGAGCACCGGCGATATCACAGCTTTCGTGCTCATGTTCCCGCCACGGGATGAGACAGAGAAATATGTGATGCTGCCGTTTTTCTGGATACCGGAGGATACGATCCCGATCCGGGTGCGAAGGGCATCGGTCCCATATGACGTCTGGTACAAGCAGGGGTACCTCAATGCCACCGAGGGCAACGTGATCCATTACGGCTTTATCGAGCAGTTCATTGAGGACCTGGGGACGCAGTACCACATCCTTGAGATTGCTTTTGACCGCTGGGGCGCTGTTCAGATGACGCAGGACCTCGAGGGCATGGGCTTCACGGTGGTGCCGTTCGGTCAGGGTTACAAAGACATGTCGCCTCCGACGAAGGAGTTCTATAAGCTCTTGATGGAAGGACGGATCATTCACGGCGGGAACCCGGTCATGCGCTGGATGAGCGGGAACGTGGTGGTGGACACAGACCCTGCCGGAAATATCAAATGCACGAAGGCTAAGTCGCCGGAGAAGATCGATGGCATCGTGGCGGCCATCATGGCTCTGGACCGGTGTATCCGTCACGAGAATACTTCGAGTGTTTATGACGAGCGCGGACTGATGGTTTTCTAATGTCCAAAACCGTATAAACTTCTCCTTGCGAATTTCTATATACTGATATCGTGGAAAAGTACGAGGGCCACCCGGCAGACGGGCGGTCCTCTTTGCGTATAGGAGGGATCAAAATGGGATTTTTTGAATGGCTGGGCATCAGCCCGCGGGATGCTCCTGAGCTCCCCGAGGTGACGGATAACGTCCGCGACTCCGGTCAGACTTTTGTGTTCGGAAAGGCGGATTCCGGAGAAAAGGTAGACGAGAAGAGTGCCATGCAGATCGCAACGGTCTACGCCTGTGTCCGGCTTCTGGCCGAGACCGTGGCAGGGCTTCCATTGCATCTGTATCGAATGAAGGATGGCAGCAATGCGAAGGAACGCGCTGTGGATCATCCGCTATACAAATTGCTGTACCGGCAGCCAAATCCGGAAATGACGAGCTTTTCTTTCCGGGAAACGATGATGACTCATCTGCTCCTGTGGGGAAACAGCTACGCGCAGATCATCCGGGATGGCAAGAACAACGTTCTGGCGCTGTATCCGCTGCTGCCGGAGTACGTGGAAACCGACCGGGATGAGAAGGGGCAGATTTATTACATCTACCACGCTTATACCGATGAGGTTCCCGGTGAGCAGAACAAGGATATCTACTTCCGCTATGACGAGGTGTTCCATGTTCCGGGCCTCGGCTTCAATGGTCTGGTGGGCTTTTCACCCATCGCCATGATGAAAAACAGCCTCGGCACCACGCTGGCAGTTGAGAAGTACGGCAGTTCCTTCTTCCGAAACGGAGCCCAGCCCTCCGGGGTATTGGAGCATCCGGGCGTGCTGAAGAATCCGGAAAAGATCCGGGAAAACTGGTCTGACGTTTACGGCGGTGCCAACAATGCCCATAAGGTCGCTGTGCTGGAAGAGGGCATGCAGTACAAAGCCATATCCCTCCCTCCGGAGGACAGCCAGTTCTTGTCGACGCGTCAGTTCGGTGTGAACGAGATCTGCCGGATCTTCCGGGTACCTCCCCACATGGTCCAGGACCTGGAGCACGCCACGTTTTCAAACATCGAGCACCAGTCGATCGACTTTGTGGTACACACGCTGACACCTTGGCTGGTCCGCTTCGAGCAGGCCATCATCAAGGACCTGCTGCTGCCGGATGAGCAGGACCTTTACTTCCCGAAGTTCAACGTGGACGGGCTCCTGCGCGGTGACTACCAGTCCAGGATGCAGGGCTATGCCACGGGAATCAGCAACGGCTTTTTATCTCCGAATGATATCCATCGTCTTGAAAACATGGATCTCATTCCAGCAGAAAAGGGCGGCGACGATTATTACCTGAACGGCGGCTACGTGAAACTGGAGGATGCCGGGAAAGCAGCAGTGAAGTCTGCCGAAAGTACACCAGATAACAGGAGGAAGAAATGAAGAAGTTTTGGAACTGGATTCATGACGACAGCGGAGGCAGGGTCCTTCGCCTCGAAGGGCCGATCGACAACGATAACTTCTGGGGCGACGAGATCACGCCTGCCATGTTCCGCGACGATCTGGAGGCTGAAGACGGAGATGTGACGGTCTGGATCAATAGTCCTGGCGGGAACGTCTTTGCTGCAGCCGAGATCTACACGATGCTGAAAGAGTATGCCGGTGCAGTCACAGTCCGCATCGCCAGTATCGCGGCATCGGCAGCGTCCGTCATTGCGATGGCGGGTGATCAGGTACAGATGTCTCCCACGGCACTTCTCATGATTCATGACCCGTCCACCATTGCGATGGGCAACGCGAAGGACATGGAAAAAGCCATCGAGACTCTGAATGAAGTGAAGGAGTCCATCATCAACGCGTACATTGCCAAGACGGGCCTGCGCCATAACAAGGTGGCGGAGCTCATGGAGAGCGAGACTTGGATGAACGCAAAGAAGGCGCTGGACCTGGGCTTCTGCGACGAGATTCTGTACGAGGCAAAAAAGGAAGAGCCCGCGCAGGAAGCGGAAGCGTCTGCAGAGCCGGAGAATGAAAATCCGGTGCTGGAGGCGCAGCTCTATTCCACAAGGCAGATGGGACTGGCGATCCTGAACCGTCTGCGTGTAAGCGATACTGCGGCTGACAAGCCGCCTGATGATAAGCCGTCTGCTCCCACGATCGGGATGGACGGAAAAACCGAGGATGGGGCCGTGCCCTATCAGATTCTCAGAGATCAGCTGGAGTTCCTTAGATGAGGACCCCGGCTTTTTTCATGCAATCAATTACTTTCATGGAGGTAAATCACAATGAGTAAGATTATCGAACTGCGCAACAAGCGCAATACCCTCTGGGAGCAGACGAAGGCTTTTCTGGAGGAACACAGAAACGAAAACGGACTGGTCGAGGCAGGCGCTGTCGAGCAGTACAACAAGATGGCTGCGGATGTGAAGGCTCTGGGCGATGAGATCCAGAGGCTGGAAGACCAGATGGAGATGGACGCCAAGCTGTCCGCTGCGACCTCTGCACCGGTGCATGCCGATCCGAAGATGGGCCAGAAGAAGGGCATCATCCGTCCGACCGCGACTGCCGAGTACAACGAGGCTTTCTGGAACATGATGCGCGGCAACAACAGCATGGAAGTGCGTGACGCGCTGTCTGTCGGTGTGGACCAGAATGGTGGCTTTACGGTTCCGGATGAGTTTGAGCACCAGCTGATTCAGGCACTGGAAGAGAACAACATCTTCCGCACGCTGGCAAAGACCATCCACACCAATTCCGGCACCCGCACGATCCCGATCGCGACCGATTCCGGCACCGCATCCTGGATCGAGGAAGGCGCTGCCATTCAGGAATCCGACATGAGCTTTGCACAGGAGACGCTGTCTGCTTACAAGCTCGGCTGCATGATCAAGGTTTCCAACGAGCTGCTGAACGACTCCGCTTTCAATATCGCGGCGCATATCGCACAGCGCTTTGGTGTGCGTTTCGGTAACGCGGAAGAGGATGCCTTCATCAACGGCACCGGCCCGTCTGCCAATCCGCAGACCACGCCTTCCCAGCCGACTGGTATCCTGACCAGCCTGACTCCGACTGCCGGAAACACCACGGCAAATGCCCAGACCGTTCACTTTGACAACATCTACAAGCTGTATTACTCGCTGAAGTCCCCGTACCGCAGAAAGGCTGCCTTCCTGTGCAACGAGACTCTGCTCCTGCAGCTGATGCTGATCAAGGATAAGAACGATAACTACATCTGGAAGCCGGGCCTTGAGGTCGGTAAGCCGGATACTATTCTGGGACGTCCGATCTACACCAGCGGCTATATGCCTGCCATCACTGGCAACGCTACGCAGGATAAGAACAAGAAGGTGCTTCTGTTCGGTGACTTCAGCTATTACTGGATCGCCGATCGTCAGAGCCGCACCCTCAAGCGCCTGAACGAGCTGTATGCCGTAACCGATCAGGTCGGCTTCATCGGCACCCAGAGGGTGGACGGCAAGCTGATCCTGCCGGAGGCGATGCAAGTCATGGCCCTTGGCAGCGGCACTGCCGGTAACTAAGGAGGTGACCGGTCATGGCATTGATTTCGCTGGAAGAAGCCAAAGGGTACCTCCGGGTGGATACGGCGGATGAGGATGCCATGATCGGTATCCTTATATCCGCTGCCGAAAGGCTCTGCGCCGATGTGGCGAGACTAAGTGACGAGAAATGGGAGGCGGTGAGCTCTGACACAGAGGACGCCTCCCTCCTTCCCATCCGGGAAACCATGAAGGTGGCGATCCTGTATGCGCTTGGGTATCTCTTCGAGCATCGGGAGGAAGCCGATCATCACGATCTGACGCTGACGCTGCGGTCGATCCTCTTTGCAATCCGGGAAGGGGTGGTGTGATGAACATCGGAGCCTTGCGTACCCGGATCACCATTCAGAAGAATGAAACAGTGACGGATAAGTACGGAAACCACAAATCTGTCTGGACCGATTACTTCACCTGCTGGGCAACAGTGGTAACCAGTGGCTTATCTACTAAAGAGGAAGAAGCTGCTGCACACACGAAAGAGGCTGACCGGCTGGATATCACTGTCCGGTATTCTTCGGAAACGGCAGCGGTGAATTCCAAGCAGTACCGTATCCTTCTGGGCGACAGCATTTACAACATCCTGTCGATTGACGAGATGGGGTTTAAGCATAACAGCCGGAAGATACACACCGAGCTTTCAGAGAGGTGATCCGATGGGAAGGAAGATACAGATTGACCAGTTGGCGGATGCGGTGAATGAGCAGCTCGAGGAATACTCGAAGCTCTCCGCAGAGGTCGTAAAGTCTGCAATCACCAAAGCCGGTAATACGGTGAAAAAGGGTATTGGTGAAAATGCTCCCAGGAACACCGGGAAGTATGCAAAGAGCTGGCGCACCAAGAAGACCAAGGAAACATCCACGGAACTTGAGGTGACGGTGTATTCACCGACTCGGTACATGCTGGCACATCTCTTGGAACACGGGCACGCCAAGAGAAACGGTGGCCGGGTCCGGGCGATACCGCACATCGCACCGGCACAGGAAACCGGAGAGGAACAGCTATTAAAGGATATCGAAAGGGGCCTGAAGAATGGATGATTTGATGCAGCTGATGGAGGAGATTGGGCTGCCCTTTGCCTACGATCATTTCGCAGAGGGTGAGTCGCCAGTTCCTCCTTTTATTACGTTCCTCCTTCCCGGAAGCGACAACTTTGCTGCCGATGGGAAGGTGTATCTGAAAATCAATGAGGTGCACATCGAGCTTTATACCGACGAAAAGAATCCAGAGACAGAAGCCCTGGTGGAAGCGGTCCTCGATGCGCATGAGATTTTCTATGACAAATCCGAAGTGTGGATCGAGAGCGAAAAGCTCTATGAGGTCCTGTATTCATTTGAAAGTGAGGTAAAGGATTATGCCTACGAAGAAGAATAAGGTGAAATACAACCTGAAAAACGTGCATGCCGCCATCCTGACCAAAGGGGATGACGGTACTTTTACGTATGCGACGCCTGTGGCCATCCCGGGTGCGGTTTCCCTGTCTCTGGATGCAGAGGGTGATTCCTCTCCGTTCTATGCGGACGGTATCGTGTACTTCAGAAGTACCAGCAACAACGGCTATTCCGGCGACCTGGAAATGGCACTCATTCCTGAGTGGTTCCGCACGGATATCCTGCAGGAATTCAAAGACAGCAATGGTGTCCTGATTGAGAGATCAGATATCACCGAGTCGGTCTACTTTGCCCTGCTGTTTGAATTTGATGGCGATGTGAATGCGATCCGCCACGTGCTGTACAACTGCACGGCGGCGCGTCCGTCCATCGAATCCCAGACGAAGGAAGCCAGCATCGAGCCGGGTACGGAGACTCTTTCCCTGGCGGCAGACCCGAGAGAGGACGGCCTGGTGAAATCTCGTACCGGTGACGACACCACGACTGCTGTTTATAACAGCTGGTATCAGCAGGTATATGTGCCTTCAGAAGCGGTAACCACCAATGAACCTTGATGGAGGGATGAGCCATGCTTGAGAAAACAGTAAAGATCGGTGATACCGATGTGAAGTTCCGGTCCTCGGCCTCTGTGCCGAGGCTGTACCGGATCAAGTTCGGACGGGATATTTTTAAGGACCTGTCCAAGCTGGAAAAATCCTATAAGGAAAAAGCCAGTGAGGATGGATCTTCGATGGAAATTGAAGATCTGGAGATCTTCGAGAACGTGGCTTACATCATGGCTTTCCATGCGGACCCGACGATCCCGAAGACCATCGATGAATGGCTGGAACAGTTCGAGATGTTTTCCATTTACGAGATCCTGCCGGAGATCCTGGAGCTGTGGGGCACCAACCTGATCACGGATGTCCAGTCTAAAAAAAACCGCGCAAGAGTAACCGGGAAATAACGACGCCATTATTCCTCCTCCGGTGTCTGGAGGTCGGACTGTCTTTATCAGATCTCGACCTCCTGACGATCGGTTTTGTTTTGGACATCTGGACTGAAAAAGGAAACGACGGTGAAGATTACGGACCGGTCGTACGCGTTGCTGACCAGAGTGATTTTGACCGTTTCTGATGGAGGCGCTTATGGAAATCATCTGTGATAAGTGTGGCGCTGTGATCCCGGAGCCGGAGTGGAAAGTAGTCCGGGATGGGGAGATAGAACACACCTATTTTGTTTGCGCGGATTGCGGAGCTGCCTATCAGTTCTCTGTGACGGATAAAAAGCTCCGGGAGAAGATCCAGAAATATAAAGAGATGGCACAGCGTTCGAAGGAACGACAGTGTAGTGAGGCATATCAAAAACGAGTGCAACATCTTAAAGAAGATAACGTAAAGCGGAGTCGGGAGCTAAAGAAACAGTATCCCCTACCTCCGCTTTTTCTATTGGAATAACGAGGGAAGGAGGCGCGATAGATGGCGAATCGGATCAAGGGCTTAACCGTTGAGATCGATGGCAGTACCACCGGTCTCGACAAGGCATTAAAAACAGTCAATACCACGATCCGCAGCACACAAACACAGCTGAAGGATGTGCAGAAACTTCTGAAACTCGATCCGTCGAATACAGAACTGCTGTCCCAGAAACAGCGCCTCCTCAAAGAAGCGATCGGTGCGACAAAGGACAAGCTGGAGTCTTTGAAAACCGCCCAGGAGCAGGCAAAGAAACAGCTGGAGGAAGGGAAACTCGGACAGGATAAATACGACGCCCTTCAGAGGGAGATCGAAGAAACCGAGCAGGCCCTGAAACAACTTGAATCCCAGGTATCCACGACCTACGCAAAACTTGAAAAGATTGATGAAACCGGGAAGAAGTTCCAGGAAGTGGGCGGCAAAATGTCCTCCGTGGGAAAGACGCTCACAACCACAGTCACCGCTCCGATCGTTGGCCTTGGTGCAGCAGCGGTAAAGACCACAGCGGATTTCGATGCCCAGATGTCTAAGGTCCAGGCGATCTCTGGTGCGACCGGGGATGAGTTTGATGACCTGAGAGCCAAAGCCCGTGAGATGGGGTCGAAGACGAAGTTCAGTGCTTCCGAGGCCGGTGAAGCCTTCGAGTACATGGCAATGGCCGGTTGGAAGACCGAGGACATGCTGGAAGGCGTCGAGGGCATTATGAACCTGGCTGCTGCTTCCGGTGAGGACCTGGGTACAACCTCCGATATCGTGACGGATGCCCTGACTGCTTTCGGCCTTTCTGCAAAGGACTCCGGGCACTTCGCGGATATCCTTGCTGCCGCCAGTACGAACGCCAATACGAACGTTTCCATGCTGGGCGAGTCCTTTAAGTACGCAGCGCCGGTTGCCGGGTCCCTTGGCATCAGTGCCGAGGATACTTCGGTGGCGCTGGGTCTTATGGCAAATGCCGGTATCAAGGCATCGCAGGCGGGCACATCTCTTAGGACGGGCCTTACCAACCTTGCCAAACCGACAAAGCAGATGCAGACCTATATGGACCGCTACAACATCGCTCTTGTCGAGAACGATGACGGGTCCATCAACCTGCGCGAGACCATGATTTCCCTCCGCGAGAAGATGGGCGGCCTATCCGAATCAGAGCAGGCGGCTGCCGCTTCTGCGATCTTCGGTAAAAACTCGATGGCGGGCTGGCTCTCCATCATCAATGCCTCGGATGAGGATTTTGACAAGCTGACCGGTGCCATCGATAACTGTGATGGCTCGGCAGAATCCATGGCAGAGATCATGCAGGATAACCTGTCCGGGCAGCTGACTATATTGAAATCACAGCTGGAGGAGCTGGCGATCTCCTTTGGGGATCTGCTCATGCCGATCATCCGGAAGGTGGTCGCAGCGGTGCAGGCTTTTGTGGACAAGCTCAATGGTATGAGCGATGCCCAGCGGGAGACCATCATCAAGGTGCTGGCACTGGTGGCGGCGATTGGTCCGCTTCTTTTAATTGTCGGGAAACTGATCAGTACGGTCGGTTCCGCCATGTCCGGCTTTGCCAAGCTCGGAAAAGGGGTCATGACACTCGGCACAAAGATGAAGGGGCTTGGTGGGATCAGCGGTGTGCTTGGGAAAGCGATCGGCTTTCTGACTTCTCCTATTGGCCTTGTGGTTGCTGCGGTAGCGGTCCTGGTTGCCGCCTTTGTGCACCTATGGAAAACGAATGAGGATTTCCGGAACAAGGTGACAGAGATCTGGAATCGGATCAAGGAGATCTTCTCCGGGTTTGTGGACGGGATCAAAGAGCGCCTTTCGAATCTCGGTATTAGCTTTTCTGACATCACGGAGGCAATAAAGAAAGTCTGGGATGGCTTCTGTCAGCTGCTGGCACCTGTGTTTATTGCCGCTTTTGAGCTGATTGCAAATACGCTGGAGACAGTCCTGGGTGTAATCACGGGTCTGTTTGATGTATTCTCCGGGATCTTTACCGGAGACTGGGAGCTCGCCTGGACCGGTGTGAAGGAGATTTTCAGTTCCATCTGGGAAGGGATCAAGGGTGTATTTGAGACGGTCATCAACCTGATCAAGAGTATCGCGGATACTGTACTGGGATGGTTTGGTACGGATTGGGAAACCTTCTGGAACGGAATCCAGTCCTTCTTTACCGGCATCTGGAACGGCATCGTTTCCTTCTTCTCTGGGATTCTCACCGGCATCGCAACGGCTGCGTCCACAGCCTGGGAGGGCATTAAGACGGCGGCCTCCACTGCCTGGAACGCGATCAGTACCACGGTGACGAGTATCGCTACAGGAATCAAAACCGCTGTATCTGAGAAGTGGGAAGCTCTGAAGACCGCAGTCAGCACGACCGTGGAGAACCTAAAGACGGCAGTATCTACAACGTGGACTAACCTGAAAACGGCGGTCAGTACCACAGTCGAGAACCTGAAAACGGCGGTCTCTACGAAGTGGGAAGCATTAAAGACAGCAGTCAGCACGACAGTAGAAAACCTGAAGACGGCAGTCACTACGGCCTGGACTAACCTGAAAACGACGGTCAGTACAACAGTGGAGAACCTGAAAATAGCGATCTCTACCAAGTGGGAAGCCCTGAAGACAGCCGTTGTTACCACCGTGGAGGGACTGAAGACGGCAGTCACCACGGCCTGGACCAACTTAAAAACGAGCGTCAGTACGACAGTGGAAAACCTGAAAACGGCGCTCTCTACCAAGTGGGAAGCCATAAAGACTGCTGTGTCTACCACTGTGGAAGGTCTGAAAACAGCGGTTACCACTGCCTGGACCAACCTGAAAACGACGGTCAGCACCACGGTCGAGAACTTGAAAACTGCGCTGTCTACCAAGTGGGAAGCGATCAAAACCAGTGTATCTACGACGGTGGATGGCCTGAAGACGGCAGTGACTACGGCTTGGACTAACTTGAAGACGACGGTGAGTACCACGGTTGAAACCCTGAAGACAACACTCTCTACCAAGTGGGAGGCAATCAAGACAGGCGTTTCTACTACAGTGGAGGGATTAAAGACCTCAATTACCACGGCCTGGAATAATGCGAAGACGACCATCAGCACGACGGTAGAAACCCTGAAGACGGCTCTGTCTACTAAATGGGAAACGATCAAAACGACCGTAAGCACCAAGATGGAAGGACTGAAGACCTCCATCACAACGGCATGGAGTAGTACAAAGACGTCGGTCAGTACAACCGTCGATAACCTGAAGACAGCCCTGTCCACCAAGTGGGAATCGATCAAAACGGCTGTAACAACCGCAGCCACGAACATCAAGACTTCGGTTTCTACTACCTGGACCAACATGAAGACGTCGGTATCCACAACGATGGGGAACCTGAAAACGTCCATCGATACAGCCTGGACCAACATCAAGTCCGGGATCTCCACGGCAGTCGAGAACGTAAAGACCACGGTATCCACAGCGTTTACCAATATCAAGACGAATGCGACGACGGTCTGGAATAACATCAAGACCGCTCTGACCAGCCCGATTGAGTCGGCAAAGACGACGATCAGTAATGTACTTGATGGGATCAAGGGATTGTTTAATTTCCAGTGGAGCCTTCCTTCCCTGAAGCTCCCGCATTTTTCCTGGTACTGGAATGATATCGGCTTTGGTATCAGCATCCCGAGTATTTCTGTGTCCTGGTACAAGAAGGCTATGGATAACCCGATGATCCTCAATAACCCGACCATCTTTGGAGCGATGGGTGGGAAGCTGCTGGCCGGAGGTGAAGCCGGGAGCGAGATGGTCGTCGGTACCAACACCCTGATGGAAACGATCCGGCAGGCAGTGGCTGGTTTGGTTTCCGGAGACACCAACATCAACTATGGTGGTGTGACCGTCAACGTCTATAGCCAGCCGGGACAGGATATCTCGGATCTGGCAGATGAGATAGAGGAGCGAATTAACGAGAATGCATTCAGGAGGAGGGCTGGATTTGCATGAGTCCCTTGATGAAATACA